GAAACACCATTCTTCCACTATGAAGTGGCTGATGCTTTACAGAATGAAGATCTTAGACAGCTCGCAGTTATATTGCCTAGGGGTCACGGTAAAACTGTTCTTACCAAGTGTAACATCCTACATGACTTCTGCTTTACAAAGGAACCTTTGTTTTATGGATGGGTAGCTGCAAGCTCTAAGATCTCTGTACCTAACTTAGATTATATTAAGTACCATATTGAATTCAATGATAAAATACGCTACTATTTTGGTGATTTAAAGGGAAGGAAATGGACTGAAGATGATATCGAGCTTAAAAACGGCACTAAACTTATTTCTAAGAGTAACCTATCTGGTATTCGTGGTGGTGCCAAGCTTCATAAAAGGTATGACCTTATTGTACTGGATGATTTTGAAGACGAGAATAATACTATCACTCCTGAGTCTAGGGCGAAGATTTCCAATCTTGTTACCGCTGTTGTCTTTCCTGCCTTGGAACCGAAAACAGGAAGACTTAGAATAAACGGTACACCTGTGCACTATGATAGCTTTATTCAAAAGATTTTAGTCGGACATGAACAGGCTGTTAAGGAGGAGGGGGATTATTCTTGGCACGTTATAACATATAAAGCCTTAATGGATGATGGTAATACTCTCTGGCCTTCATGGTTTGGACATAAAGAGATGGAGAGAAAAAAGAAGTTTTATGCTGATTCTGGAACACCACAGAAGTTCTACCAAGAATATATGATGGAGGTGCAAAGTGAAGCAGATTCAATTTTTAATAGGGATCATATTAAGTATTGGGATGGCACTTTTACTAAGGATGATGATACAGGCCTTACATACGTCATCCCTGATGGAGATGACCCTAAGCCTTGTAATCTTTTTGTAGGAGTAGATCCTGCCACAGATAGTGCTAGGAGAAATACCGATTATAGTGTTATTATTGTGATAGCGGTCACAGCAGATAATAACGTTTATGTGATTGATTATGTCCGAAATAGGACACTACCAGTACTTGGAGTACCTGGTACTGATAACAAAGGAATAGTAGATTATATATTTGATTATGCTAAGTTTTACAACCCCACACTCTTTACGATTGAAGATACAAGTATGTCTAAGCCTATATTCCAGGCTATACGTGCAGAGATGAGGAGACGTAATGAGTTTATTATTCCTTTTAAGGAAGAGAAGCCCGGAACTAGAATGAGCAAAAGAGATAGAATACAGGAGATACTTGCTCAAAGATTTGCAGTAGGTCAGGTACATATTAAGAAGATGCAATATGACCTGCATAGGGAGATAATGACATTTGGGCCAAGAATGGCTCACGATGATACGATAGATGCTTTAGCTTATGCATGTAAATATGCACATCCACCGACTGGACTTCAAGAGTCAAGGGATGGATGGTATAAGCAGAAACCTCAAGCTAGAAGCTGGATAACAGCGTAGGAAAATAAAATGACAGGTAAAAGATTAGACTTATTTGGTCATGATAAGAAAGTAAAACCTCATATATGACCAGATAAAGGTACGCCACACCCAGTTAGGGAAAGGCATAAAGGAAAGAGAAAGAAAGGAGAATAATATGCCACAAGGCCCAGGAACATATGGTAAACAGCGAGGAAGACCTAAAAAGAAAAAGGGTAAGAAGAAGAAATAATGGCAGATGATATAGATAGAAAAGCTTTTTCAGAAATGCAGCATGCTACAACCGATAAGACTGCAGTAAATCTTTTTGGTGATAAATCTAGAGTAACTAAGGAAAATGTTCACGATATGCTTATGGCTGCTGGTCTTACTCCCGCTGTTGGAAATCTAGCTGATCTGGCAGATGCAATATTATATACTGTAGAGGGAGAATTTGGGGAAGCAGCTCTATCATTTGCTGCAATGACACCTATTGTAGGTCAAATTGTATCGGGGAAACGAGGCGTAAAGATTGCAAAGAAAATACTAGATAGAGCAGTGCCTATAAGTTATGGAAAGCATACTGCTAAATTTACAAGTAAAGATCCACTTATGCCAAAGCAGATGCGAAAAGAATTTGCTAGTAGGGAGGCACACAAAAATATAGATATTCATCGTTATGAACGTATGAGAAAATCTTTAAAGGATGCAGGTTATGACATTCCCTAAAAAGAAATGATTAAACTTATCATACTTTCCGTACTGCTTAATGCAGGAGAGATGCATGCTATGCCACCAGAGGATACAAAAATAGAAGCTAGAAGGCGTGGTGGAAAAGGAGACAGGAAGCGTAAACGTGGTGGGAATGGACTTAGATAATGGCAGGTAATGGTTAGACATGATAGGGTTGACAAATGTTATAATCAACCTTATAGGGTTGACATTAACAGGGTTAAATTGAAAGTATACTTACAAAATAGCAAGGATTAATTTAAATGTCCACTGGCTTATGCTGGTGCTACAAGTACTACCTCGCTTATGCAGGTCGGAAAGAATGAAAGAACCTCGTTACATAAACGGGAAATATGGGGGTGACAGACCATATCCTTGCTGTAATTCACTATAAATGATGAGTTATGGAAACAAAAAGTACTAATAATTGGCGACAGTTTATAAGGAGAAAGAATGCGATTTCTTAGCCACATATTATATCATATAGGACATATTTGCTATAGTTTACATTTGTGGGCACTTTACCAGAAGATAATGTCTTATTCGGTGAAGCTAGATAAGGAATATAAAGTGTGGGAAAGTGTTAATATAAAGAAGGGTGGTGGTGGATTACGATAATGATAAAAAGCGTTAAAGATATAATGGCAGGAATGTTAGCCGAATGGCTGTGTAAAGATTTTGGATTGTTAATAGACGAACCTTCAGAGAAGGAAATAGCTGAGACTTTAGAAGAGCATAATAAGGAAGTGCTTGATTATGGGGTTAAAAAGAGATGAGATGTTCCAAGCAACACGTATATTAAACCTATTAGTTGGATTATTGAATATATATTTCTATAGTCTAGGTGGTGGTTATCATTTATTGGGAATAGCAATGCTCAATGTAGGAGCATGGGCCTTTACCAGAGGAGTACATAAATGAATTGTGTTATGGAACTTATTATTAGGATTAATATTTTTAGGATCTAATCGATATGGTGTTTATATTACAGATGAGTGTCCGCAGGAGAGTTACAGCTGCCCAATAATATGTGATGTAGATCACATTCACCTACCAATAGAGGAATGTAAGAATGGCAAAACAGAACAAGAAAGTAGACCAGATTCGACAATTATACCATCTGGCAGACAGCTCAACGAGGAGACAGTGGCAGCAAATAAATCAGAAAGGTTATGAATTTGCCCACGATGAACAGCTAGCATCAGATGAGAAGGATTCCTTGGAAGAACAGGGAATGCCTACATTTACAATTAATCGTATACTTCCAGTTGTTGAGATGCTCAATTTTTATGCTACAGCTAATAATCCCAGATGGCAAGCTATAGGGGTAGAGGGTAGTGATTCTGATGTGGCAGCAGTGCTTTCTGATCTTACTGATTATGTTTGGCATAACTCTAATGGCTCTACACTTTATACTAATGCCATTAATGATTCAGTTACTAAGGGTATTGGCTATCTTCTTGTTACTATAGATAAAGATGCTGATAATGGCATGGGTGAAGTAGTTATACAACAACCAGAACCTTTTGATATATTTATAGATCCTAAGTCAAGAGATATGCTTTTCCGTGATGCAGCCTTTGTTATGATTCGCAAGGTATTACCTAAGAATCACTTAATGAAGATATTTCCTGATCAGAAGCGTAAAATTGCTAATTCAAATAGTGATGATCAGTCACAAGCTACATATTCAACAAGATCCTTAGATCAAGAACAGAAATTATTTACATATAATGATGATGTAGATTCAGATATGGCAATAACTGCTAAGGGAGAACAAGATCAATTAGTTGAATTCTTTGAAATGTATGAGAAGATAAAGGTTTCTTATATGAATTTATTCTATCGCATACCTCCTGATGAAGAACAGTTAAAAGCTATAAGACAGCAGGCGGATGTGCAGTTAAAAGAGATGCAAGCTGAAATGGAAGTGCAGTTATTAGAGCAACAGCAACAAATGCAGGAAGCAGTCCAAGCTGGTGAAATGTTGCCAGAGAGATATGAACTTGAAATGCAGAAAGCTCAAGAAATGATGGCACAGCAATTACAGGTGGCTGAACAGGAAATTATGAGTCAACTTCAAGCAGAAGCGTCTAAGATTGAGAACAAGATTATAACTGAAAAAGAGTTTAATATCTTAATGAAAGATCCACAGATAGCAAAGAATGTTGTGGATAAGGTACAGTTTTATTCTACTCGTGTAAAGCAAACTTGTTTAGCAGGTGATAAGCTTTTATATGAGCAAGTTCTACCTGATACTATTACAGAGTATCCATTAGTTCCATTTCATTATAAGTGGACCGGAACTCCATATCCGATATCAGCTGTCTCACCACTTATTGGTAAACAGCAGGAAATAAATAAAGCACATCAGATTATGGTACATAATGCTTCATTAGGCTCTAGTCTTCGTTGGATGTATGAAGAAGGCTCTATTGATGCTGAGATATGGGAAAAATACTCTTCCAGTCCAGGAGCTTTACTTCCAATTAGACCTGGAGTTGAGAGACCTACTCCAGTAATCCCAGCTCCTCTTGCTAGTGCCTTTTTCCAGATAGTTCAAGAAGGTAAGGGTGATATGGAGTATTTGGCTGGTATATATAGCTCTATGATGGGAGATAGTTCTCAAGCAGGAGAAACTTATCGTGGCATGCTGGCTTTAGATGAGTATGGTACTAGACGTATAAAGCAATGGATGAGTACCTCTATTGAACCTGCTTTACGTCAATTAGGAACTATGGTGCTTCAATTCTCACAATCTACATATTCAGCCTATAAACGGTTTAGATTGATTCAACCTTCTGCTATTCAAGAAGGAAGAGATCAGGAAGTAAATATTCCTATCTATAACGATATGGGAGAAGCTATAGGCAAATCAATGGACATAGCTACAGTTAAGTATGATGTTCGTATTATTCAGGGATCTACACTACCTATCAATAGATGGGCATACTTAGAAGAATTAAAGCAACTAATGCAGCTTGGTGTAATAGATGATATAGCTGTACTTGCTGAAACTGATCTAAAGAATAAGGAAAATATTGTAAAAAGGAAATCATTATATGCACAGTTGTCGGGGCAAGTTGAACAGCTTAATGAGGCGGTCAAAGATAAGGACGGCACGATTGAGACCCTTGAAAGACAATTGGTACAAGCTGGCATTAAACAAAAAGTTATGCAGGCCGATGTTGAGATTAATAAAAAGAAAGAAGAAGTAAAATCTCAGATGGGTAAGCAGTATATTGAAACAGAAGGAAAGCAAAAATTATTACGGAATGTAATGTCTAATAATGTAGAGTCTCAGAAGCAGCAAGCAGGCAATATGTTACAGTCTGTAAAAAATAGTTTGGAAAGTAATTCCAAAGAATAGTACATTACGCACATTGACCAATTCTAAAAGGAGATATAATGGCAGAAGAACAAGGTAACCCTGAGATCGGAATGCAAGCAGATTCATTAGAAGCTGCAGAAGCACAGCAAACCGATGCAGGCTCCTCGGATTTTTTCAACCAACTCGAAAATGAAGTTAATGGTGGAATAATAGATAACACTGAGGTAACCCAAAATCAAACAAGTGGCTCCGAACAGGTAACCCACGTACAACACGATGATGGCTCCAATAACGTGAAACAGTCTTCAGATGACAGCACAGACTGGAAAAAGAGATACGAAGATAGTAGTAGAGAAGCTGTCCGCTTGTCAGAACAATACAAATCGGTTGAACCTTTTGTACCAGTTCTGGAAGCGATGAAGAACGATAGTGGATTAGTAGATCATGTTAGGAACTATTTGGTGAAAGGTGGCCAACCAGAAAAGTCAATTCAAGACCATCTCGGTCTTGATGAAGACTTTATGTTCGACCAGCAAGAAGCAATGACAGATCCTGATTCTGATAGTGCTAAACTAATGAATGCTCATGTAGATAGGATGGTACAAGGCAGAGTTGGACAGATGATCCAAGCTGAAAAGCAAAGGGCTCAACAAATTCAGCAAGCCAATACCAGAGTAACTGAAGAGCAGGCATTTAGAGATAAGCATAAGATGTCAGATCAAGATTTTGAAACATTCAAAGCTAAGGCTCAGGAGCATGTAATGACATTAGATGATGTTAATTACTTGTTAAACCGGAACCAGAACAATGAGAATGTAGCAAATTCTACAAAGAAGGATATGTTAAACCAAATGAAGAATGTCAGAAACATGCCTACTTCCGCATCGGGAGCAAACAATCAAGACCCAGGAAGATCAGAATCAGACGAAGTGTTTGATGCGATAAAGGGCCTTGATGAAGGTGTTGACAACTTGTTTGGTTAGGCTTATATAAAATTTATGTAGTCTATCCGAACTTAATTCTAATTAAGGAGATAGACAAATGGCGGATGTTCTTAATGTAACCGGTAGTAATTATACTGACGGTTCCATAGAGAGAGGTGAATCCTCAGTCCAGCTTAATACAGGTGCTCTTCGCAGAAAGTATAACTTTGGCGATAAAGTGTCTGAATTGGCTTTGGCTCAGGATCCATTCTTTCGATTCGTAAGTATGGTTTCTAAGAAACCGACCGATGATCCTTCTTTTAAGTTTACAGAGAAGCGATCTTCTTACACTAAAAGATATGCATATTTATCCGATTATAGCAGTTCTGCTATATCGTCACCTGCAACTGATGTGACAAGTGCGTCACCGGATCCTGCAGCTGCGGATGTATATTCTTTTAGTTTTTTCACAGACTATAATGCTAATGGTAATAACCAGAATATTTATGGTCAAACAATAACCCTTGCTGAAGGAGTAAAAGGTACCCAGCCTAAATTCTTCATTCCGGGACAAATCATAAAGATACCAGTAGGTGCAACAAACACTCTCAATAATCTTGGTTCAGAATTATCTGACTATACATTATGGAAAATTAATTCTGTAGACCTTGATACATATGCAGAGGCTGCAACAGCCAATAGTGCAACTGTTAATAAGGCTATTGTTAATGCAACCTGTATAAAGGCACCTGCAACTAGTAACTTCATGCAAGCTACCACAACTAGCTCAACCATTGGAAATGGTGAAGCTGGATTGGGTCATGCTGCTACATTGGCATCTAAAAGCCAGGCTACTGAAGATCTTGAGCCTTTTAAATGTTATGTAGTTGGTACTGCTTTTGCTGCAGGTTCTGGTTATCCAGAGTCTTGGCAAGATCAGCCATACAGTACTGGACATGGTCAAACTCAGATCTTTAAAACATCTGCAGCTATGAACAATACTGACCGTGCTACTGTATTGAAGTATGAGGGCAATGAATGGGCACGTATCTGGAAAGAGAAGCTCATTGAGCATAAATGGGATATTGAAAATGCACTTCTATTTGGTAGTCAAAGTTCTACTTATAATACCACTGAAGGTGCAGTAAACTTTATTTCTAGTTATGGAAATACTTTCAGCCTAACATTAGCAACTAAATCTCAAGATGCATTTCTTGACGATATGTCGGCTTTGTTAGATCCAAGATATAATAATGCTACCTCAACTGTATTCTTCTGTCAGACAGCAGTTTACAATTGGTTGCATAAATTATCTGGATACTTTGCAAATAATGTTGGTAGTGTGGTTCCGCAGTCAGGAAATACTACTCCTGAACCGGGAATAGGTACTGATGCTGGGAATGGCTATGCTAACTTTGCATTGAGTGGCAAAAAGAAAGTATTTGGTGTTGATATTACAACAATCTCAACTGTATATGGTGACATGAATGTTGCACGTAATGTGCATCTTGATGGAACTACAGTTAAGATGTTGGGTATTAATATGAAATATTGTGCGTACAGACCATTAGTTGGTAATGGTATTAACAGAGATACTGGGATTTACGTGGGAGTTCAAACTTTAGAGAACTCTGGTGTCGACCGTAGAGTAGATCAAATCTTAACAGAAGCGGGGATGGAATGGAGTTGTCCTGAAACCCACGCTATCTGGACATAAGGAGATAAATCATGGCAAATCCATTATATGGACAAAATAAGGCTGACGATGCTCTAGACTTTGCATTAAATGCAAGTAGTGGCCAATCGTTTAGCACTGTTGTAGTCGCTGGCGATAATGCTCAGTATGGTACAGCAGCAGCTCCTATGGGTAAATCTCATATGAACAGAACAATAGTTCAGGGGCATGCCAATGGTCTTGATCTTTGGCTTCCGTCTATTGATGCTAGTGATGCTGGTTTATGGCTTCAGATAATATCAGGAGTATCTAATAGTGGTGCGTCTACTGTTGTTACTGCTGCTTCTGGAGACTTGCTGGTAGGTAACACTATTGCTACTAAAGCTGCAGATGCTGTTGCTAATGCTGTTTACTTTGCAGCTGACGGCTCTGATGATCTTATATTTACTTGGAATGGTACAACTACTGGTGGTTTAATTGGTAGCGAGGTATTCTTTCAGGCAAATAAAGATGGTTACTGGTATGTAAAATCAGTAGCTAATGGAAGTGGTTCTTTAGCCACTCCATTTAGTTAATAAGTAACTAAAATATACCTGCCCCCTCTATTGAGATATGGGGTCTCTTCTAGAGGGGGTGGGTACCTTAGGAAAAATTTATGGCATTTCAAGATCAAGTAGAAGACATAACTTCGCTCTCTGTATCTGATACAGGTGAGCTTTCCCAATTTTTAAAAGATGGTGTATTAGATGTTACTAGCAGGTGGCTTGCTATAAAGCCTCAAGATGTAGAAGATTTTACTAGGGAAAGTGCAGAGCAAACAAGTAATGGTTTTAATCCTGGTACAAGTGAAATAGTTTCAGTTATTAGGGAGAATGGAACTGATGGACAGTGGTTCCCATGCAATAAAAAGCCTATTAATCTACAATATTTAGTAACAGATGTAGATAGTCTGCACTATGCCTCTAAATATAATCCAGTATATATGATTACTCAAAATAGGAACGTACATGTATTTCCTGCCCCATCTTCTGCTGGGAATGATGGTTTTAAAGTTTTATATGTCAATTATGACCCAGAAGAATCTGACGGAACCGATCTACAACATGATAGTACTGGGATTAAATGGTTCCCAGATAATAAAGTTTATTTAGTGGTTATGTATGCAGGTATAAGACTATTACAAGCTACTATGGGCAGCAGTGTGATATCTCTCACCTCTGTTCCACCTGATGTACCTAGTCTGTCTACAATTAGTTTTACTGCTCCTACAGCCCCTACCACTCCATCTAATCCAAGTATTAGCTCTCCTGGTATATCAACTGTTGCAAAGGCTGATATTAGTGGAGATGTTCCTACATATACTAAGCCATATTTAGATGATATAGCAGATTCAACTGCTATAAGTGGTGGTAGTGATGATACTACCAAGCTTCATAGATTTAGCGAAGAATTTACATCAATTGGAGATTTATCTATTACAGCAGTACCTCCAGATGTACCTACAATTAGTACTATTAGCTACTCTTCTGCTACTGAAACAGATATTGGTAGTGTAAGTGACGTAACTGTAACGGCAATAACTTTTCCTACAGCTGATATACCTACTTATACCAAGACTGACTTACAGACAGATAGAGTATCATTTGACACTTTTTATGAAGATACATCTAGTAGTAATCCTTTTGGGACATCGAGTGATCCAGGCTCTACTGTTGTAACTGCAGTACCTCCTGATGTACCAACTCTAGGAACAGGGTTACCTACATATGAAGTCTCAACAACATCAGTTGGCAGCGGAACTATAGATGCAGAAATAGGACAAATGCTTACATATATTGAAACAGAAGAGGATGTTGAGCTTGCAAATGCAAAAGCAAGTGAAATAACACTTAGATTGAAAAGAGCATTAGAGAAGTTTAATGCAGATATAGCAGAATATAAAACAGAAAATGAAGGAGAACTAGCTCGATATTCTACAGAAATTAATGCTTATACTGCAGATGTTAATGCTCAGGTTCAGGAATATACTCAAAAACTTCAACGATATAGCACAGAATTAAGTAATGTCTTTCAAGCATGGGCAAAGACGGAATCCGATAGCCTTCAAGAATATCAATTAAATATTCAAAATGAGTTAAATGAGTTTAATATGGAGAATGCTGACTTTCAGCT